CTAAAGGAGTCTGGACGGTGACTGATAATATGACTGAAACACGGTTAGCGGTACTCGAATCAAAAGCCGAACGTACAGAGAAAGACGTACAGACATTGAGCACACAAGTCGCTATTTTGTCAGAACGTCTTGACCGTGGGTTTGCAGCATTATCAGACAAACTAGAAAAGACTAACGGTGAATGGCTTAGATCATTCAACGTGCATATCGCGGCAGATGCAGAAGCGGATAAAACGATCATTGAAAAGACTGCATCGATTCAATCCTGGATACGCGGTGCAGTTATCGGCCTTGGTGTCATTCTGCCGTTGTTATCGTGGCTGGTTGATTCTGGATTATTGGAGCATGGGAAGTGAGTGACAAAGGACCATTGAACGAACGCAGACAAGCGTTCATCAATGCTTACTTATCAAATGGTGGCAATGCAACACAAGCCGCTATAGAGTCTGGCTATTCGGAGAAGACCGCGCACGCTCAAGGATGCAGGCTGTTGAAGGACGTTTACATTAACGGAGAAATCAAGCGGCGCATTGATGAGAAGTTTACTGAGCAGATCGCATCCGCAGCCGAGATCCGCGCGTTCTGGACTTCTGTGATGCGCGGAGATATCACAGAAACGGTCGTGGATCGTAATGGAGAGATAGCCGAGAAGCCGCCTGCGATGCGTGACCGCGTAAAGTCTGCCGAACTACTTGGGAAGTCTGGTGGCATGTTCTTGGAGAAGGTAGAACTAACAGGAGCAAATGGCGGGCCTGTTGCATTGATACTCAATGGCGACAAGATCGACCCCGATAAGCTCGGCTGGTAATCAGGTATTTCCTGATTGGATGATGCAGTTTCTGCCTGCTAAACCAGGCGGACGGTACAAGATCGCATGGGGCGGCAGAGGAAGCGGAAAGAGCTACAGCTTTGCTCGCATGCTTGTCGTTAGAGCCGCAGTGCGTCCTATTAGGGCTCTGTGCGGTCGTGAACTGCAATCAAGTATCAGTGACAGCGTACACGCGCTACTAAGTGATCAAATCAAGGCGCTAGGGCTATCATCGCAGTTTGACGTACAGGCACAGCGCATCTATTCGCGCGTAGGATCTGAGATCATGTTTCGTGGCTTGCGCGGCATGAACAACGACGCTAGCGCGTTGAAGTCTTTGGAAGGCGTTGATATCTGCTGGCTTGAGGAGGCTCAGTGCATAAGCCAGAGAAGCTTCCAGACACTAACGCCGACAATCCGCAAGAAAGGGGCCGAGATCTGGGCAACGTTTAACCCAGACCAAAAAACAGACCCAATCTATACGCTTGCGATGAATCCGCCGCCTGGGAGCGTCGTGCGCAAGGTCAACTACGACGAGAATCCTTGGTTTAGCGAGACATCGCTAGAACAGGAACGCGCGTGGATGGCGCGCACCGATCCAGATGCTTACGCGCATGTGTGGCTTGGAGAGTGCCGGAAGCATACCGACGCGCAAGTGCTGAAAGGCAAGTACACCATTGAGGCATTCGAAACGCCAACGGATGTTGAGCGGTTCTTTTATGGCGCTGATTGGGGATTCTCGCAAGACCCGACGGCTATCGTGCGTTGCTTCATACGAGACAACCGGCTTTATATCGACCATGAACAATGGGGGATAGGCGTCGAACTGGAAGACCTGCCAGCAATGTTCGACCGCATGCCTGACATAAGACGCTGGCCAGTTAAAGCTGATGCAGCACGACCGGAAACGATTTCGTTTATGAAGCGGCGCGGATTCAATATCGCAGCGGCGCGTAAGTGGAAGGGAAGCGTTGAGGATGGAATCGCATATCTACGCTCGTTCGATAAGATAGTGATACATGAGAGATGCAAGCACGCTGCAGAAGAAGCAAGGCTTTACTCATACAAAACTGATAAGAAAAGCAGTGACATTCTTAATGATATAATAGACAAGAACAATCATGTTATAGACGGTTTACGTTATAGCCTTGATGGATATATCAAACCGCAGTACGACGGAAAACGCACGCTAAACGTTGGAGCTTTGTAGATGCAAATACTAGATACTACGCGATTTGCGTTTATCGCTGACGAACTCAATTCGTCGGGCGGATTTGCGCCTACGGTATCGGCAGACCTAAATGGATTGAATCCGGTCCTAACAAGCCCATCGTATCTCGTACGGTATCCGCGCGAGTCTGCAGAGAAGTACGCAAGGCGCAACCAAGTGGCATGGCATCGCGGGTTTATGCGGCCAGCGTGTCAACGGTTCGTCGGGTATATGTCAAAGAAGCCTCCAATGCGTGACCTCGGGCACCCAGCATACGACGCAATAGAGCAGGACTGCGACTGGCGTGGTAATGACATCGATGTCTTTTGGAATACGTTTGCCGTAGAAGCAAAGGCGCGTGGTTCCATGCTGTTGCTGGTTGATATGCCGCGTACATTGCCGTACACGCTAGGCGAACAACTACAGCAACGCAAGTTCCCATACTTCGTAATGATCGCGCCGGAACGCGTTATAGAGTATGAGTTAGACGAACAAGGACGGTTCGATATCGTCGTGATTCGTGACTATGACAAGGATCAAAACCCAATCTGGCGCGTCTGGACTAAGGAAGCATGGTGGATACAGAGACCGGGCGCTATAGGCTCCGCTGGCGCAATCATCGAAGAAGGCGCGTATTCAATTGGAGTCAATCCAGTTATAATGTTCACTGAGGCTGGCGATTTCCCGTGTTATGGCGACTTTGCGCAGATAGCAGAACTATCACGAAGGTACTTCAACTGCGCGTCTGAGCGTGACGAAATACTACGTAGTCAGACGTTCTCGTTGTTGACCTACCAAGTGCCGCCAGACTCCGCAGGGTTTGATGTCGGCGCAGTAGCCGAAGCAATCGGCACGAACAACATGCTTATCTATAACGGTGAAGGGCCATCGTTCATCGCGCCAGATAGCGGACCGGCGCAAGTGTACGGCGAAGTCATGACAGCGCTAGAGGAAAACATCAGGCGCGTATCAATGACAGTCGAACAGCCGACACAGACAGAATCAGGCGTTGCGTTAACGATCAGATTCCAGGAACTGAACGGCGCGCTAACTGCATACGCGCGAAGGATGGAAGACTTAGAGCGGCGCTCTTGGGACGTTGTTTCTCGCTGGCTAGGTATCGCAAAGGTGCCTAAGATCCAGTGGAGCAAATCTTTTGAGTTGTCGGATATCACGACAGAACTTTCGATATTGCAGCAAATGCAAATGTCAGCGTTCCCGCAGGAAGTCGTACAGCAACAGCAAAAGACGGTTATCGGATTGCAGTTCAGCAATAGCGATCAGGACATAGTTGACGAACTCATGAACGCAGTTGACCTAAAAGCGAAAGAAGACCAAGCAGAAGAAGAATTGATGAAGAAGCAAATGGCGGACACGTTATCTGCCGGAAACGTAGACAACACCGATCACGCACAAGATACCGGAGGAAAACTCGATGTCCGTTAATAGACTTTCAGATGATCGTATTCGCCGCATAGCTGGCGTAAGCGACGCAGGCGAACCCGTAGAAGTGGTAGTTACTGATGACGGCTTTATCAACGTTTTTGACACAGCACTGCCGCCTCTTGGTAGCGCTGTGGCAAGTGGGTCTGTCCCGGTTGTTATTGCTCCAGACGGACCGACGCTTAAAACAGAAATTCAAGTAGACGGAGCGCCTGTAAGTGGAACTAATCCGCTGTCGGTTGTTGTTGACGGTGGCGTAACAATCGAAGGTGGCGTTACTGTAAACCTTGAGGGCGTTGCGACTACTGCAAAGCAAGACGCACTAGCAGCAATTGTTGGGGAGGTTCAAGTATCGCCGACGACTAACACTGTTTTAGACCGCCTGAAAACGCTGTTTACGGCTATTGATGACCTGGCAGATAGGGTAGGCGAGATCAACGAATCCCCAACGTATAACACGCTTTTAGATCGCGTTAAAGTCGTATCGTCTGGCATATCGACGCTCACTACAAACGTTGGTCGCGGTTCTGGCGTTCTCGACTTGACGTTGAGCCTTGATACGTCGGTGTATGCAAGTGGCGATGTACTTGCGGCTACGCAAGAACTTGCGAGCGCAGTCCCGTCGAATGGCGGGCATGCGTTGCTTCACTCTGTAGTTATCACAGACAAAGACGACCAAGGACAAGCGATGGATATCGTGTTTATGCGAACTAACGTGAGTCTCGGAACCGAGAACGCTGCGGTTAGCATTGCGGACAATGACGCAGACGAAATCCTTGGCATTGTGCCGGTTTCATCCGCCGACTTTGTTGACCTTGGAGGCGTACGTGTTGCAACTATCTCAGGAATCGGCTTGACGCTAGAAGCCGGCGCATCTTCAACGAGTATCTATGTCGGAGCCATCTCACGCGGTGCAGGGACGTATACCGCATCGGGTGTGACTGTTCGCGTAGGCTTGGCACAACAGGATTCATAATATGACTTCCGTAGCGGTAATTTCGAAACCGCCATTTAGCAAGAAGACGCTGGTCAAGGATTCCAACTGCGTCCTCATCCAAGACCCCAGCGCGATCTGGGGCGGCTCCGATCATCTTCCGCGAAGGAATTTGCTGACGTATTCTGAGGATTTTAGTAACGCGGCGTGGTCTAAAACAAATTGCACACCTACGGCAAACACGACTGACGTAACAGATCCGTTAGGCGGAAATGCGGCATCGAAGTTAGTTTTTACCACAGGAACGAAGCGGGTTAAATCCGCAAATCAGACATTTTCTACATCCCCGGCAATGAAGATGTCTGTTTATATGCGGGGTACTGCGGGCAGCGAGAGTGTAAAGCTTTTCGACGGATGGGGAACGGGTTCGACCGTATCATTAACGACTGCGTGGGCCTTTTACGAGGTTTCGTTTACGGCAAACTCATCATCGACAGCGGTATATATTGATTGCTTAACTGACAATGCTACGGTCTACGTATGGGGCGCACAACTCTCCCTCGCATCCACCACCGACCAATCCTACCAGCGCATCACCGACTGGACGACTGAACAATACGCCTGGGCGGCGACGAAAAATGTGCCGTGGTTGAGGCGGAATATGTGCATTTATTCCGAGACATTCGGTCCTACAGGATGGGACATTACAATAGAACTAACGGTGTCAGCTGGTGCAATCACTGCGACCGCAGCGAATAACGTTCACTCCGTAGCAATGGCAACCTCCAGCAGACTAAATTCGGTAAATGGTCAGACTTATACCGCATCCTGTAAGGCAAAGAAAGGAACGCACAATTACATTCAGGTAGTTCTTCCGTCTGCGGCTTTCGGCACGGAAAATTGGTCTACTTTCGACTTAAATGCAGGCACGGCAGGATCAAAAGGGGCAACCACAACTGCATCAATATCAGGGCCAGATGCGAACGGATATTATCTTTTGTCCGCGTCAGGTCCAGCAACGGCAACAGTGGCGGCAGGCACATTCCCAGTTTTCGCATTAGTACCATCAAGCACAGCAACGCGCGGAGAATCTTGGAGTACGGCAGGGACGGAAAGTGTCTACCTAAAAGATCCAATGATTAACGCTGGTTCGCTGTGTGCTTATCAAGCAATCGGCGCCTCTTGGGCAGCAACCTACACATCCCTCGCCCTCGCCGCAGGCTACCCGATCTCGCTCTACAGCGACCGCGCCGGGACGACGGCGACGGTTGGGCCGGATGATCCTGTCGGTGTGTTGCTGGATCAGAGTGAAAACTTGTCCGGTGCTGTTGGTGGTAAAAGGAACCTTCTGACGTATTCGGAGGATTTCAGTAATGCCGTACATGGAATGTCAGCAGCCAACTATACAGTAGGAGTGAATAATACCGAAGCGCCAGATGGAACTACGACGGCTGACCTCATTACACTACAAGCGGTTAATGGATACCACGCAGCAACTAATAGCCTTACTGTTGATGCGCGGACAACACAGTACACGTATTCTGTACACGCTAAGCAAGGGACAAATAGGTATCTCCTTATCAGGTGCGGACAAGCAACGAGTTACGTATCAGTTGTGTTTGATCTAGCGAATGGAGATGTAACTAAATCACAAACTTCAAACGGGACTCTTATTTCAGCGCAGGCATCATCTGCCGCTAATGCCTTTTTTAGGTTGTCTGTCACTTTCATCGTTGGCTCTGCTACCGCATCGGTTGCGTTGGTCTTAGTCCCGACGCCAACCCCGTCGATTGACGCATATGGGCTGATCGGACAATTCACGCCAGCCGGAACAGAAACCGCCTGGGTCTGGGGCGCACAACTCTCCCTCGCATCCACCACCGACCAATCCTACCAAAAAGTAACCGATACCTGGGTAAATGGTCTTTCCCAAGGCTACCACTCTACCGCACCCTCCGTCGCAGGCAGTCCAACCCTGAGACTCGACGGCAACGGCAAGTGGTATCTCGATCGGGATACGACGGATGACGATCTACAAATAACTTGGCCAACCAATCTCACCACGACCGGAGTTATCTATACGGCTACGGGTGACTATACGACCAAGGACAGCGGACTAAC